CTTGCACTTCTTTCGCTGTTTCAGGCACTTGCACTTCTTTCGCTGTTTCAGGCACTTGCACTTCTTTCGCTGTTTCAGGCACTTGCACTTCTTTCGCTGTTTCAGGCATTTTAAACAAATGTTATCTAATCTTTAAGTAATACATGGATACCGTTGATTTAACTGGAGAATGGAAGAGATTAACATCAGATATAAAAATAAATAGAAAAATCTTTTCTCTTGTCATCTAATAAATGTCAGCAGGACCAATTTCACTTGAATCAGCTATCAGATCTTGTAAAGTCGACACCGCGTGGGCTAGCAAGGTAGAATCCGATAGGTTTTTTAACCCTAACAATATGGTATGCCCCATCTGGAACGGTATGGACACCTCTGGGCGTTCTGTATGCCCAGACTCCTTCTACACCAAGCGTGCTGGGTGTAACAGTGCAGAGGATCGCGTGGTGGTGGAGAACAACGTTGAGCGACCACAATACATGGAATATATAACTCTGAGCGCTGGAGGTATCTCTGGTAACATCTATGGTAACACCATGGGTCATACTAAATCAGAGGATCGTACCAAGGATCTCCACAACATCCACAACGTTACTGGACAGTTCGGTCAGGACTTCGGCGCCACTAACATCTCTAGATGCGGCTACACTCCTTACAAGGAGGCTATGGCTCAGAAGCATGCTCAGATGCGTGACGGACACATTATGCAGGTGGGGAGTGAGGGCTCCAGCCGTCGTCAGGCAGCTGGATTCTAAATTTCTTTTATTTGTTTTATAACTAGGAATAGTAGTTATAAAATTAGTATATTTCGTGAACCAGTCACTACGTTTGCGCCGAATTTTCTATTAGGCAACCGAATTTTCTATTAGGCAACCTGAATTTCTAGTGTGGAACCGCCAACTTTGAGCACGTTAAAAGTGACTGTTTCTTGATCGGTGGCTACTTCGGTAGCAGTAACCAGAACCTTAGCCTGGAAATCAAAGAGGAATGTATCAGATGCGGGAGCGTGGAAAAGAGTAACCTGAGTAGAAACAGCAACACCTAGATTTTCCAATGTAATACCAGTACCAGCACTCAATCTAAATGATTTGCCACCAGTCTTCTTGACAATGTAAAAAGTTAGCAATCTTTGTTGGTTATTTTTCTTTAAACCCAGGGCTTCTTGAATAGCTTTGGGCTCAGGCAACACAAATGAATTTTCGGTTCCTTGGACTTCGTCTTTCAACAATAAACCAAGTCCAAGAGGACCGCCTTCGGCAGACTCCTGAAGTTGGTCAGGGGTGAGAGGAGTTTCCGAGGGAGAAACTCCGTTATCATTAGAAACTCCATTAAATGCAAGTCCATTAGTCAATGGACTTAAAGTGTTAATAGTATTCACTATAGCAGAATTATCGACACGACTATTTTCGATTTTAAAACCTTGAGAAGTCATTTATTAAGTTCTAATATTTTAATTTTTTAATCTATTGATTTTCTCATTGCTTAAAGATTTGTAAAAACACCCTAAAATGGAGAACGCTCAAGATCCAGACGAGAAACTGATTCCTTTCCTGAGAGATCTCGCTGACTCAATTGAAAAGCGACAGCTACTTCCCCGTCAGATGCAAAGTGTCGGGGAGTTTTTCATGTCTTATCAGTTCCAGCAACAAGCCATTAAAGACAACGATACCAGTAGTCCATCACCCCCCGAGTTCCAGAGAGACGATTTGCTTAAATTCCTCATGCTCGGGTGGTACTGCTACTGTGTGATACTTACAGACGATCGGTTCCCTCAAATAGATGAGGAGATGGATTAACACCGGATTTGTTTTTTCTTGGGTACTTACCGTTATATGTGTGTATAACTTACTTGTGTAAAATCGTTATGAATCTGTTTAACCGACTCACCGGATTCATAACGTGTCGTGGTGTTATATATATACATAATATATTATGTTATGGTGAAATAAATGAGTCTCGATTTAGATCATGATTACGAAGAAAAGCTCCAAATGTCCAAACCCACATTTCTGGGAGCCACTCAATCACATCCGCCTCTGGGTGCTCTGGGAGATATTTCTAATATCCCACCACAAGTTATTCCACCTATTAATACCGATATTCGTTTCGCTGCGACTCTTCCTACCTTCAAAATAAGTGATCATCCAGGTCTAGCCGCTTTGGATCATACCAAGCTACCTAAGGATTTCAACTGGCGTCACCATGGAGGAAAGAAAAGTAGTTTGATTGCTAAACCGGGCAATCAGATGTTATGTGGAAGTTGCTGGGCTATTTCCACTGCTGGTATTGTCGCAGACAATCACGTAGTATCGGGAACGATAAATTGGAAGCCGAGTCTCTCCACTACATGGAGTTTGGCTTGTTATCCACAATTTCAATGTAAAGGTGGGAATCCTGCCAAGCTTTTCCAGAATATTGCTCAATCTGGAATCGCCACCCAACACTGTTCCGATTATTCTTGGTGTTCCCGGAACGATATTTGTAACGGAAAGGCTATCAATCATTTCAAAGCACAGCAAGGACCGTTAGATCTTTCGGCGTTGATTCCGAATTGTGGTTGTGTCAATGCTAAAACCAAACACTATCTTTATTATATTGAAACACCCAAATCTCTTGCTCTGGGTAAGGGAGATATGAACAATGATAATTTCACTCATACAGTCAAGAAACACATCTTTTATAACGGTCCTGTTCAAGGAGGATTCGTGGTATTCAACAATTTTCGTTCCGGTGCTTTTACCAAGGTTAACGGAGGTGTTTACCTAGAAGATGGAGTGTACGACAAGGGTTCCTTGCATTTTGACAAAGAACAAACTAACCCAAATAAGAACTATGTAGGTTCTCATGCTATCGCTATTATCGGTTGGGGTGTAGAGAAAGGAGTGGTCGTTAATAACAATGGTACAAAAAAGGATGTACCATATTGGTACTGTCGAAACTCCTGGACCGAAAAATGGGGTGACGGTGGTTACTTCAAAATGGCTATGTATCCGTACAATAAGATTTCGCAATTCGATAAAGAGGTGCTGTTGAATACACCAAAGAGTCAGGCTCTGGGCGGTGGTATGGTACTGGTCCATGCAACCAAACCTCCGGAGCTCAAAGAGCTGCCACAAATTAAACAACAGTATTTGAATAGTCCGCTGGATAAGTCTCTTCCTTATTACGAAAGAGAATACCACGACGTGGGTTCTGAACCAACCGGTCGAGCTTCTTCGATTGGTAAGTATGTATTAATTGCATTGGTAATCATCGCTTTTTTGTTATTGGGGTTCTTTCTAGTGTACAAGTTTTCACAACGTATTACTGGTAGACGAGTTTCCGGTGGTGGACGTCCAGGAAGTTATGTTTTCCGTTAATTGTGTAATAATATATTTGAATTTGCTTAAGAGGTGGCAAATCCGAAGATAAAAGATGTCTATTCGTACAAATGTTGATAAGCTTCCCTGGGAAATCAGACAGAGAATAAACAAGGATTTGGAAATTAAGATGATAAACAAATATGATATGGGTCCTCCTCGATATATTTATCCATTTGAAATTCAGAACGACGATATTATTCTTCCCTTTTCGTACGCGGCACGTACTGTAAAGTTACGTCGCCCAGGTCGAAAGGATTTTCCCGGTATGGATTTGGAATTTACTCTCGAACCATTTCCGGAGCAGAAGGAATTACTCAAAGAGGCCGTTGGTTTACTCAGCGGAAAGGGAAGCGTTATGATCAGTGCTTTTACTGGGTTCGGAAAATGCTTGAAAAAGAATACCCCTGTTCTGATGTATGACGGGACGATAAAAGCCGTACAAGATATTCAAGTGGGAGAATTTCTTATGGGTGACGACTCTACACATCGAGAGGTTCTCAGTTTAGCTAGAGGAAAAGAGCAAATGTATGACATTGTTCCTACTAAAGGAGATAAATTCGGTTGTAATGAAAGTCATATCTTATCACTGAAAATATCAGGAAATAAAGTAATAAAATTGGACAGAAAAAGATCTACGTATTATGTTGAATGGATAGATGCAAAACAATGGAAAACACACCAACGGCATTTCAAAACCAGAGCGCACGCCGAAGAATATAAGCAGAATCTTGAAGTAAGTGATATTGTAGATGTCGAAATTGGTGAATACCTACGGATACCAGAGTCCATTAAACAACGATTGAAATTATACCGTGTACCTATCGAGTTTCCTACAAAACAGGTAGAACTTGATCCTTATTTTCTAGGTTTATTGTTAGGAGATGTTAATATTCACACGTCTAGAATTACTACAGCTAGCATTACTACAGCTAGCATTACTACAGCTAGCATTACTACAGATGATGACGCGGTCCGAGTTTATCTAGAAATGTTTGTAAAAGAAATCGGTATGAAACTCACCTGTTACGATGATTGTAACGAGAATAAGTGTACTTTGACTGACATGGTGGTTTCAGAATCTGGTAGAGTTGGTGACAATACTTTACTTAATAAACTTCGTGATTATTCCCTGATCAATAACAAACATATACCACATATTTATAAGTGTAATGATAGAAATACTCGTTTATCTCTTCTTGCCGGTCTTGTTGATTCTACCGGCTATCATAACAAAAATGTTTATGAGATCGTACCCAAGAATCAAAGGTTAGCAAATGATATAGCTTATGTAGCTAGATCTCTTGGTTTTACCTCATACATTAAACAAGTGAACAAAACTTGTACCAATAACGGTAAAACTGGTGTATACCATCTAGTTACCATATATGGTGAAGGTTTGGAGCAGATCCCTGTACTTTTACAATGTAAGAAAGCTTCTCCCCGCAAACCCAGCCAAGAAGATCCTCTTGAAACAAGTTTTAATGTTGTACCAATTCAAGATACTAACTACTATGGTTTTGCCATTGATGGTAATCATCGGTTTCTTTTGGGAGATTTTACTGTTACCCATAATACCTTTTGTGCTACCAAACTGGCTACACAGATCGGATTTCGTACTCTAATAATTGTGAACAAGATCGTACTGATGAAGCAATGGGAGGAAGAGATTCAAAAACTTTGTCCGGACGCGGTCATACAGCGCTTGACCACTAAATCTAACCCAACAAATGCGGATTTTTACATCATGAACGCGCAAAACATAGAGAAAATGGGCAGAAAGTTCTTTGCTGATATCGGTACGGTTATTGTGGACGAAGCGCACTTGATTATGGCCGAATCGTTGTCTAAATCCCTACAATATGTACACCCCCGTTATTTGATTGGTTTGACCGCTACTCCGTATCGTGTGGACGGTTTGGACAAATTGCTGGACCTGTACTTTGGAAAGTATAAGATCATACGCAAGTTGTATCGCGAACACACGGCCTACAAGGTTACCACCTGTTTCAAACCCACTATTGAGAAAACTTCTAACGGTAGAGTGAACTGGGGTGTAGTTCTGGACAGCCAGGCGAACGACGAAGATCGTAATGAGTTGATAATTAAATTACTGAGACACTTCTCTGAACGTAACTTTCTGGTGTTGACAAAGCGCATCGCGCAGGGAGAGTATTTAATCCGTCGTCTAGAAGAGGAGGGAGAGGATGTCACTTCTCTGTTGGGTAAGAATCAAGAGTTTGAGCAAACTAGCAGGATATTAGTCGGGACATCGTCAAAGGTCGGTGTTGGTTTTAACCACCCGCGTTTGGATGCGCTATTACTCGCCGCTGATTTGGAGCAATACTTCATCCAGTATCTGGGTCGTGTATTCAGGACCAAAGAAGTGGAACCAATCATTATCGATCTGGTCGATAACTATAGTCTCCTTGACAAGCATTTTCGTACAAGACGAAAAGTATATCAGGAATGCGGTGGTACAGTACGAAACTTTGATATAGGAGAACTTTGTCAACGGAGAACTTTGTCAACGGAATAAATGGAACAACTATCAGAGTTAAAACAGGAAGTATCGGGAAGAGACAAGAACTCCAATAGTTGAAAGTGTTAATTAAAAAACTGTATACGACCACGCGTGGTCGCGGTGGATGTCAGAAATAATTTCTGACATCCTTTTATATTTTTGTTTGGATGGAGATCACCTATTTCTTAGACAAAGTGATCATCTATTTCTTAGACAAAGTGATCACCTATTTCTTAGACAAAGTGATCACCTATTTCTTAGACAAAGTCATATATTCTAGTGAATACACGACTTGATTAATCCGCTAAAATATTCTTTTTGTAGATTTAGATTCTACCCAGTGAACTCCCATTGCATCTCACTGAGTAGAATATCCCTGATCTTTCCGTTAGGATAGGTACGACGAATCTTAAACGGTACTTTGCGTTCCTGTAACTCCTTCTCGGCGATAGACAGTGCATCGGTAAGACCAGTGATATCGACCATAGGAGGCGCACCATTGGCGATCTGTTCAGCACGTTGACCCAATATTCTTACTTTCTCAAATTTAGTCAGGTAATTATCCATGGTTTCTTAACTATTACCTCTGAACTTAGCTGCAAAGATCAATTCCAATCCGAAGTGTTGTTCAACGTAGGTTACTCTACACAGCGGAGCTTCAACGTAGGTTACCGCTACATAGCAGAGCTTCAACACAGCGGAGCTTCAACGTAGGTTACCGCTACATAGCAGAGCTTCAACACAGCGGAGCTTCAACACAGCGGGGCTTCAACGTAGGTTACCGCTACATAGCAGAGCTTCAACACAGCGGAGCAAAAATAAAATTGGGTTTAAAGAATAATTGTCTTTAAGCAATAAAAATGGCGACACCAAAACTACGTACAGGAGATGATTTGGTCTTCCCTGAATTTGACGATATCAAAGTATCAACGAAGACCTTCACCGCTACAACTAATTTAAACATACAGATCGATCAGCTTTTCCACAAACTACCGATTACCCATTATGAGGTAATTCCCAAGAAAAGAGGTCGGAAAAAGAAAGGGGAACAAGCGAACCCCAATAAGTATATTGAACTCGGATCTATTGTGACAGTGAAGCACGAGGGAGAACTTCGAGGCGTAGAACTAAAGCCTAAGAAGCCTAGACCGGGTAAGAAGAAAAAGTGGTTTCGTAATTCTATCACGATTGTTATTATCCTGGATAAGCCTGTCAATTTCAAGATTTGTCGTAATGGAACGTTTCAGATGACTGGATGTAAGACTCACGAACACGCTGAGCTTTGTGTCAAGTACATCTGGAAATATATGAAAGAATATCCGGATATTTATTCATTTACGCGTGGAAAGAGTTTGGAAGCTTTGTTCATACCATCCATGCGTAATATTGACTTTGATCTAGGGTTCTTCGTTGATCGCGAGAAGTTAAATCGATACATGTGTTCACAAAAAGAATTCCATTGTTTATTGGAAACTTCATTTGGTTATACAGGGGTCAATATCAAGGTTCCTTTAACCGAAGATATTACTACCATGAAAGTGAAGAAACTGACTTTCGACGAAGAGGACACCTGGAATGAGAAATGGATCACCTACCAGGGGTACTTGGACCTGCTCTCGTCCAAGGATAGCGATTCTAAACTAAACAATGACAGATACAATACCTTTCTGGTCTTTCATAGTGGCAAGGTGATCATGTCGGGATTAACTGCTGATTTCATGCGTGATGTCTATTACTACTTTCTTGCTATTATTAGAGAGTCCTTTGCTTCTATCGAGGAACGTTTGGAACCCCTCTATAAAAAGGGGTCGGGGAGTGTCCTCTCGTTGGAGGAAGAGTTGGTGTCGCTGGAACTCTAAGAATCGAAGACAAGGACTTTTTTGTGATCCGGTTCACAAAAAGCACACTGGGAAACTTATTATGACTCTAGAAAATTTTCTAGAGTCATAATAAAATATGCAAATCTCTATGGAAATGTTTATGATACTGATGTTTTTTGTTGGACTGATTTTAACTATCTATGCGTTCAAGATTGGACCTATCGTTAACAATTCCAAACCATTTTGTCCTGTTTCCACTCAGAACGCCGTGCGTGGTTTATTAGTTATGGGGGTCATGATCCTTTCCGTTTCCGGTACCTATATGGTCTGTGGTTTTGGAGGAGACGGTAATCGGATTGATCAGGGTATTATCGGAATGAGCTTTGTCAGTTTGATGCTCGCAATAGGTATCATTGTGATCGTGTTAACGTCAACTATCCACTCTGCTTGCCCAGATGCCAGAAAGGACACACCCGTTCTAATGACTCTAGCTGTACTCACAGCAGTTGCTTCTGGTAGCTATCTATCGTATAGGGGGTACAACCAGCTGATAAGCAATAAGTCTAGATCTGGTACAATGCCTAGACCTGGTACAATGCCTAGACCTGGTACAATGCCTAGACCTGGTACAATAGAAAATATGCTACCACTTTCCTCGAAATTCTGAGGTGGGATGCGGTCTTAGATCTTCTAAGAGGAGTATAAACTTCTTGATCACCCCTCCGGTGATCCACCGTGACGAGTAATCTCTAAACTCTATAAACTCTATGAGCGAGATTATTCTGAATAGAAGTTTTTCTTTTCTACAAATAACTTTTCTACAAATAAATGTATTACAAGATGAGTGGATTACCCACCGGTAGCGGAAGTTTTACTCTACTTTGGGTGTTTTTGGTTCTGATTATGGTCGTTGGGTTCGGCTACGTTATGTCCAAGTTGATAAAGAAATAAACTAGTAAGAATCTGATATCAAAAGATATTAGATTAACTATAATTAAACCGTGTCAGGTTGATCTACACGTCTCGAATTTTTTCATTAACGATACTGTGTGATGCATGCCTTATTTAAAATAAGATTTAGCGCTCCTCGATCGGATATATTTTGCATATAGCTGGGATAACAGGGGAAAACAGTAGAGCAGGCTGCCTCGAAACAATGGTTGGGATATCCCCAACCGTTATCAACATTGGGCTCCAAAACTCGGTAACAGCTATCATTTATGGTTCTCCAACCAGCCTCTCGCTCTGCCACCACCGGGTCAGAAGAGCGGGGAATACCGCGAAACCATCTAGGATAGGGAAAAGTGTCGTAATCTGTTAAAACCTGTCCAGCTTGATTCACCGTAGCCAAGTACGGATCACAACCTTTCTTTTTATCGATTTGAACGCGTACGTTCTGCACGTTCTGATCATTAATGAATGGTGTCATCTTATTCGCCATTTTATCTAAACAACAAAAAATAAAACCTAAAATTAAATGTATCTGTCCTGTTATCTGTCCTGTTATCTGTCCTGATGTTTTTGATTAATACACGCTTTCGTATACTTTTAGAAACCTGTATCGTAATTCATGATAGCACGTCTAAATGCAAAGTCGAATTGGGTCGAATCGACTAGATCCTTAAACTCCGCTGCAAGCTCCTCACGGATGATAGAGACATATGTACGGAAGAACAAAGAAAAATTCCTACGCGAAGCGTAACTGGAACTGGATACTGTCATTTCGTTCAGCACCGCCTCGGCAAAGTCTTCTACACATTTTTCGATCTTATCATTGCGATTCTCGCGTAGAAATTCCACCACAACATCGGACCGGTTAGGACGTTTCTCAAACTTACCACTTGGATTGAGAATTTTTTCTATCTGATCCACGATTTTCTGTCGCTCCGGATGAGACAACCATATCTCTACCATATCATGAAGTCTAGTACTACGGAAGATACTGTTTTCATCGGAAATCTTCCTTGCTTCGGTATTCAAACGACCAGTAAAGTTTGCTACGATCTGTTCATCGTAGGAGATACGAATATTGAACTGTCCGAAGCCGGAAATCACATTAATAAGACGTGTAGCGAAACCTGAAGAACAAGTTCCACTCATTTCCTCCAATTCCTCGAATAAACGCTTGTACATTTGTTGTCTTATAGGCTCTTGCTCGGAACCTACCACGTACGTGTACACCTTCAATAGAATGTTCAACAGGGAACTGTTGAATTTAGAGTACAGAGCACGATCCATAAAGATACGGTTCATCGCCAATCGAATCTTTTCATCCCTAAAGTAGAAACGCAAACATTTATTGGAACAAAATCTCTTTCCCCCCTCATCCGCTTCAACTTTCTCATCCGCTTCAACTTTCTCATCCGCTTCAACTTTCTCATCAATTGGGCTCTCGCAGTGATCACACATCTCTTTTCCGTCTCCGGAAACCATTAACAACTCGCGTTCCTCTTTGAGCATTTCCTCTACTTTCGTATTGACGTAATCAAAGTCGATTGGTTTACCCTTAACTTGGTGCAGAGGTATATCACTGAGGAATTCCAGAGCTTCGGTAACTGATTCCTCCACTTCTTCGGTGTGTACGTTCTGAGCGTTGTCAAAGACTGTACGGATCTCCCCGTCAATCTTACCAAGTTCCATAATTATGTTGCGAGCATTTTGTTGCATATTAGGTGAACCCAAACTCAAAAGAACGTCTGCAGCGTCGGCGCGACGGTTATAATCCAACTCCTCATCCTGAGCGAATTCCAATAATTGCTTCTCAACCTGACACCTTTTGACTTCATTTAGCTCACACTTCTGTAGTAAATATTGCCCTGCAAGAGTTCGATAATAGGTTTGGTTAGCATTATGAAACAGAAAGGCCAGTTGTCCATTGTGAATAAAGAAATCACGACCAACCGGCTTGTCTGGAAACTTTTTCTTGTAGATATCATGAATATCGTCATAACTGAGACGATACAGAACGTTATCCCAGAACTTGCGGTTATTCACGTTGGGCTTGATTTTGGGGAACAATTTACTAATTACCGGTTCCAAGTATTTATAGAAGTGTGTAACAAACTCCTTGTCTCTGAACTGTCTATCGATGTCCTTCTTCATCAAATCAGCTCCAGTGTTCTCCAATGACAATATAGTCTTATAACGGAAGTCACATTCTATAGTGTCATCACGTACTAATTCGCGAAAGTATGCATTGGCATTAGTTTGGAACTCTTTTGAATCCATCAATATGCAAATAGCTTCAATTCGACAAGGAGTAGGCATCGATGACAAATCGTAACACACATAATCCAAAGCCTTGAAACCAAGTAACTTACGTTCGGTATTACGCTGCCTTACACTGACATCATATGTTTCTCTTGACCCCTCAACCTCATCGCTATCGCTTCCTTCCTCAACCTCATCGCTATCGCTTCCTTCCTCAATCTCATCGCTATCGCTTCCTTCCTCAATCTCATCGCTATCGCTTCCTTCCTCAATCTCATCGCTATCGCTTCCTTCCTCATAGTCTAGTAAACTTTTAGCGGCCTCTAGCTTCAAAAAGGCAGAGACCTGTCCATGAGTGCAGATACGGTAGAAGAACTGCTCTATCAATTTGGAACTACTCATGTGGTACATGCCGGTCAAAGTACTGAACACTTCGATAGCATTGTCACCAATGTCTTCTCTTGCATAATACTCCTCTAGGGCGTTCAAACGTACATCTACTGGACGGGAAAGATCCATAACAATATCTAGAAGGTTATCATCCTCGTCATCCTCGTCATCCTCGTCATCGGAAACATACTCTGAATACAAAAGTGTGTCAATATCTGTTGTCATTTTTTGTATAAAAAAGCGAAATGTTTAAATATACAAAATATGTATAAATACACCAATCTCCGGGGAGATAGTAATTTCTAGATATTAATGATGTAGTCATTAACATCAATCACCGCTACGTGAGGTTGGTTTTATCAGATTTAACAGTTGTAGCCTTTCTTCTTTCTCCATGCCTTGCTGATAGCAGACATCCTTTCGCGTGCTTCCATTCCTTTATACTTACTCTTCTTGCTCTCATATCTAACAAACTTCTGGTATGTGTTCAAAGGTCGCTTGTGCTCTTTGCTCTTAGGCTTATTAGGCTTATTAGGCTTATTAGGCTTATTAGGCTTCTTGCTAGATTCGGTATCAAGTTTCTTTCTGGTATTTTTCTTGAGCTCTATGGATTGTTTCTTCTTACTATCAGAATTACGTTTGGAATCAGTTTTATGTGACTCTCGTCGCACATGTGACTTCTTAACTGGAGTGGAATGCTTAGATTTCTTCTTGTGGGTGGTCAAGGACTTTCTGACATATTCCTCATAAACCAACTCGTATTTTCTGAGACGCGTGGAACGGCTTACCCGTTTACCCGTTTTTCTCTTGTGTGAACTAGGCATCCTTTATATAAGTTCAAGATATTTTTAAACCAGCAAGAGAACATATCTAGAGCGTTTCCGCACTGATGCTCATAAGAAACGAGTATAACAGGTATAAATCTAAACAAACAAGTAAAGACGCTACATAGCGGTAACCTACCTGAACAACAAAGTGTTTATTACAATTTATTACAATTTATTAGATTACCTCTACGAAAATAAATCTCTTCTTTTTAGGCTTTTTGATATCGGGGAACTTCATTTTTATCTCAGTTCCCCGTCTTTATAACTTAAAGTCTCATCTAGGGAGTAATAAAATGTCGAAGATTACTCCCTTAAGTGAAGCCTCAGAATATAGTGAACTCATATCTTACTATGAAGAAAACAAGAATCGTCCTTGGCAAGAATGGCTCTCTTTCGACAAAATGTTAGACAAACCGGGAAAGCAAGGTCTTGTGGGTTTGCTTACAATGAAAAACAAGGAGGTAGAGAAAAAAAAGTATGTGTTCAAGATCTCACAATACATCAATTATCTCATACACCATGAAGGAATTGTGATGAAAGGTTTGAACGATTTAGCCGCATACTGCCCTCATTTCTGCAAATCAGTGGGAAGTATACTGTGTAAAGTAGATCCTAAAATCAAGAAAAAAGGTAATCCTTTTAACACAGAAGCGAAATACCCGATTCGAAAGGAGGCTTTGTTATGCGAGTTTATCGACAAGAGTTGTAAATTCTACAACTATATTCGTGCGGTGGACAGGATATCAGAAGATGTCCTCTACTCCAGTATCAAGCAAGTCTTGTTGGCTGTGACCGTTGCTCAACGCAAGAAACAGTTTACTCATTACGATCTACATTCTTTCAATGTGATGATGCGTAGATGCAACCACAATGTAGTGTTTCTGTACGTTCTGGATCAGGAAAACCAGTTCGCGGTACCTACATATGGTCATTACCCCGTGATTATCGACTTCGGTTTTTCTTATATCCAGGATATGAATGATGGACCTCTATGGGCAAGCATGGGACACACAGATGTCGGCTTTATGAGCGATCGTTTTGATTGGGTAGCGGATCCCAAGCTCTTTCTGGTTACTGTTTCAGGTGAGATCAAAGAGAAACGTAACTCCAAGAGAGCTCAAAAATTTCGACGAGTGGTACGTAATCTTTTTCATCCTCTAACGATCGATTGGGGTTCTGGTTGGGATGAAGGAGAAGAAAAAGGTGCAGCAGATTATGTGACAGAAATGTTGGAGGATTATAACCCTGGTTCTACTCTCTTTGAGGATTACGATCATTACTGTATCGATCTGTTACAATCTCTGATTATTCTTCCGCTTGAAGAGCAAGATTATTCAGAGATTCATATATCTTATAAGGCTTTCGTCAAACAGTTCATGAAGATTGAGAACCAGATCTCCTCTCCATTCTACAACTTGTATATCCTAAAAGGAGTGGTAGATTCTGCTAGACACGTAAGGGCGGCATACATGCGTCAGGACACTAGATTGGATGCAATTCGTACTTTCCGCCGCAAAATACAAGATCGTGTTCAGGAAGTAGCCAATTTCTGTAAACTAGACTCGGTACATTACGAGAAGATGCTCTGCTCCATGCTTATGTTTACTAGGTGTATGGAAGGTGTTCTTTACGATGTCGTTACCTCTAGAATGGATGAGAAGCAACGCGAATATGAGAAGCTTCCGCTTAAATCAACAGAACAAATTTATGCCGGTATAGAGGTCAATCTTCCCGACGACTACGTTTATAACGAAAAGACCACTATATTTATTCTAGACAGCGTAAAGGAGAACACTGGAATTTTACACCTAACTCCAGAACAGACTAATATAGTTAATGAAGTACATCCGTTATGCCGCGGTACTATACTGTATGATATCTATTTGGGGGTTTAAAAACCCTAGAACAGCCAAAAGAACAGCCAAAAGAACAGCCAAAAGAACAGCCAAAAGAACAGCCAAGAGAACAGAATTTGCTTTCTAAGACTAGATTTTGCACAGATCCTGTAAGTCGAATGATCCGCGACAGACTGGACAAGTAGGTATTTCTTTAGGGCATTGTTTGATCCATTCCAATAACGGGTAAGTGCAAAATCTATGGTTACACTTTAATCTAGTGGTATAATACACTCCTTTGGTATTCTTTCCAGGTCGTAATCTTGAATGTGTAATACCGCAAGTTTTGTCATTACCCCATTGGGCGCTCCACCACGGTTTTCTCATTTATTGCAAGTCCAGTAACATTTAAACCTGCTTGAGACACTACTTGAGACACTACTACTTGAGTAAATCTAGATACAGTGGATCATCTTTTCTTTCTCGTCTTTTTAGACGAATTGAAACCAAACTGCAAACGTTGCTCTTCTGAAAGATACTTAACAATATATTCATACGAAGAGCTACCGAACCCTAGGTCTCTCAGCTTCAGTGCTAAACCGAGAGTCATGATATGCATATTTGGTATATCTGTACCGAGTTTCTTGATTAAAGCGGTGGTAACTTCTTTAGCCATACCAAAGTCGATGATATATAGATTATCATCTCTGTACATGTAATTGAGCAAGTTTGCATCACCATGAAATACTTTAGCCTTGTCCAGCTTCTTGTATATGGACAGAATTTGTTTCTGTTGGTGTCTAGTAAGTTTTCCTCCTTGTTCTTGCACCACATCCAAAAGATGACGATCCATCTTTTCCATAACGATATATTTGGATACGGTATCTATGTCTATAACATTGGGAGATGCTCCAACATCGGCTGCTATCTTTTGTAGATCAGCTTCCTTACACAGAGTAGCAGAAGACTTCTGTTTACGAAATGTCTTCATTGCGTACTGGTTGCCTTTTCTATCCTCTACTAGATAAGTAGTACCTTCCTTTCCACGTTCTCCTAGTTGATGTTGGCGTTGATACTTATCGAGTTTGTCCTTCTTGTAAGTCTCGTACTCCTTAAAAGCCTCCGTAATTTCCTCAATAATACCAGCTTTGCTACGCCGAATGGTAAGATCCATACCCCGAGCTATTTCTTTCAGCTCTTTGTAACTATATTCTTCCAGATGTACATAGTCCATTTTATTCTCAACAAAGGTTTTCTTAAATCACCACTCAGGTGGTGAAGTGGAAGATACCGGAGACCAACCTCCTGTACGTAAAGTTCCCTTGGCACATTTGTTGAATAGAATATTTAGCATCACATACGGAATAGTGAATGTAATGGACAATACAAAATTTACAATACGTTCGGGTCCAGCCTTAGAACAATTAATGGATATACCTATAGCGTAGAACAGCACAATCAATTCCAAAACGAAGAAGACAAGTGCTACTACTAATGTAAACGAAGCAAAAGCCGCGTTTACCCTATCGCCGACAGCACCAGCTTTTGAGTAACGTTCTTTGAGACGGCGAGTACGATGGTATTTCTCTACCGCTGCTTTTAGCATCGAGCTACTTACAATCATTTTATTCATATACGAGAATAAAATGTGACGAAATACTAAATGATCAAGCATAATATCATTGCAACAGCAACGTTGCTTATTCTTGACTTTCTTTGGATCGCGTTTTACATGGGTAAGAAATACCAGAGTCAGATAACAAGTATTCAAGGCTCCAAGATGGAAGCTAAACCATTGTTTGCTGTGGTGGCATACACTCTGATGGTTATTGGGTTGAATACTTTTGTAATACCGCGAATCCGCAAGGGATATGAACTGGAAGATAGTTTGAAATACGGTTTGACGTTTGGTATCGTTCTTTATGGCGTCTACGACTTTACTGCCGGAGCGGTATTGAAGAAATGGGATACAAAGCTGGCGTTAATTGATGTTGTGTGGGGTGGATTTGTTTACTTTATATCTGCATACATTGGAAGTAAATTCGGTTAGAAGTTGTATACCAAGACATCAAGTGAGTCAAACCAAGGGAGTCAAACCAAGGGAGTCAATCTACCTGAACAACAAAGTAGGATTTTCTTTATTCAGTTCTTAGTCTTCTTTCTCTCGCGGGTACTATTACGACCTCCTTTCTTACTATTTTTATTCTTTTTCTTGCTGTTTTTACGCTTCATACTTCGTTTCTTGGTCCATTGGTTCTGATTTTCGAAGCATTTGAAACAACAGAAATATACAGTCTGAAAACCTTCCTCGCCGTCCACCTTTGTCTTGAGCGCCGTATTAGGATTGACCTTTTTCTTACAGTACTGACATATCTCTCTAGATACAATAACGGGAGAATATCCAGATGACTCAGTATCGGAAACCAATAATTCGTCCAAGATAGGAGTTTCACCTGTAGTAGACACATTTTCGATTACCTCGTGATCTTCTCCGTCAGAAGCTGAATCAGAATCCGGTGCACCGTTCAATCCAGTACACCTTCCATCTTCTTCAAGATTCTCTTGAAGAAGTTCATCTTCGCATTCCTTAATGTTTCGAACAATTGTGTTCAAAAGATCAGGAGCGAGAACGGGTGTGGGAACCATAGGAACCATAGGAACCATAGGAACCGTAGGAACCGTAGGAGTGGGTTCAGGTGTACCACCGCTACCTCCGTATCCTTTTTTCTTCAACTCCACCGAGTAAAGCTTTGAAAACCGTTCGATAAAAGCTTCGGATAAAGGAGTTCCGGTATAGGGATTCTCCGGATTTCTCTTTGAGAGAATCTGCTCCATTATATCGGGAATGGTAAGACAGTATACGTCGTCATCCTCCCGATAATAAATAATCTGTTCATCTGGTACATCTTGCACATCATCCTTATTTACGCAGATAGATTTCCACCCACGTGCATTGGGCATTCTACCAATATAAGTAGGACGAATGTCAGGCAGACGTGTTTTTGTATTATTTTCTTGATTATAGAGAACCAATCCTGCGTTATACACAAAAGAATTTACTTCCAATCTCACACGTCGGGCAATTCTATCAATTTGCTCCTCGGTAACTCTGGGATCGTCGAAATATTCTGGTAGCTTCTCGCTGGGTGACAGAGTGACTAGAATCTCGGGAAGATAGTACTCCTGTTGTATTCTTTTGCGAAAGATCTTTACGCTATCTTCATCCAAATTTATATATACAATAACATTTCCGAGTTTGTCAAAAAACTCTCTGGCTGTTTGCGAAGTGTCGGAAATAATTTCAATAGCCTTAATGTTATATGCGGTGTCATACTTGTTATTGCTCCCGTAATAAATACCATAATCCTTAATATCAGGAGCCACTTTGTGTAAAGCACGAGAAAGACTTCTCATACCCTGCTCTTCGATACTAGATGTAACAGGACCGTCCAGTATTTTATTAATTTTATCGTCACGTGTCATACGCGTTTCGGACAGATATTCCTTCTCCGCTTGAAATATTGCTTCGTCTTGTACAATAAAACCTCTGTTAGTGTTATATGCAACCTTCATACGCACTGGCTTTCCTTTACTCGTAAAGGCGGTCAGTACATCTCCGTTTTGAGTACGAGAACTTGCGTGAATGTTACACATTAACTCTGTAAACGCCCGAACAGATTGATACCAAGTTTCCCCATTTTTTTCCACTGTTTTCCCGGTAGCAGAAATATACGGAGTGATATCCGTACCATCTACAGGGGCTAGAAATACAGTCTCCACCCGACCGTTAATCCATGGCAATATTAGGTAACGTTCTAAACAGGTGGATGGTTTTATTTTAAAACCTTTAGGTTTTACACTGATATTCGGCGGGGTGATCTCATCTATCACCTCTCCTCCCAGTCCGATCTTAACAATCTTAATACTACCCGGTGCTTTTGGTTTTGGTTTTGGTACAACAGAAGGTCTTCTTTCATCTTCAGTATCGGTATCAGTATCCGAGTCTTCTCCGAAAAAATCGACTTGGATCTTTTTCAACCTCTTTTTCTCAATTTTTTCCAATCTTTTCTTCTTCTCTCTTTGCTCTATTTCTATATCTTCTAGATCTTCTAGATCCTGTATCTTACGTAGATCCGCCACTACCACGGGGAGTTTAATAAAATACTCCCAAAAATCGTCTCTGCCGCGTTTTTCCTGGGTAATGAACTCCTCGGCGAATTCTTTGTAATACTTTTCAGGTAAAATACGCAAGAACTTCTGAAAGAAACGTTTACGATCCCAAGCTCCCTTTGGATCAGACGCGAACTTCTCGATAGACAGGACAACCTGCCCATCGGGTTTCTGAATCAGTTCAGTAAAAAAATAGCGCATTTCTTTATTCTCTTTGATATTCTTAATCAACCCCAACTCAGTAGGAATACGTACAGACTTTTGCTTTTGCGGTTTGATCTGCTTCAAAGCCTGTTTCTGTTTTTTGAGCTTCTCGTGAAGCTTTTGCATATCAGTTTTCTGCTTCTTTGGTGGCATAATTTATTAATACAGAGGTTATTTTATATATCTAAAATTGAAAATGATTCCGTTGATCCAATATGAAACCGATAACAAAATGTCATTTCACTATCTACCAGAAGATTTGATTCTGTATATTTGGGTAATGATTGAGACTAATAAGGATATGGTTGCACTAATTAGTACATGTAAAAGATTTCGTGACATCGGTAAAGAACGAGGTTGCATCAAAAGTATTGAATTCCAAGAAAATTCAAACTACCATAACTTCATTGAATTGTGGGGTCGCCCGAAACTGTTTCTACACCAGATAAAGATCTCTGATTTTGCTAATCCTATATCTTGGATCCCAACAAAACATTGGACCAAGACTATGATCTTCGAACGATGTTATATGGGAGAAGAGTACATCGATCCAGATGGCTCCAAAACAGAAACATTGGTGATAAAAGATGTTCATCGCCGTAGGAATCGATATACTCTTCGTATCAACTGGTCTAAACTTCCCAAGTTAAAAGTACTCGATCTCTATGTTCCTGACGTGGACTTGAACGGTTTGGAGACCTGTCAGGAACTAGAAGCGATTCGTATTGATGTGAACAATAACAACAGATTCTTTCCTGAGTTTTTAGCCAAACTCCCACAGCTCCGCTTTATAGCACTTAGCTGTTGTTTGGCAACTGAAAAAGTACACTTCACGTCCCCTGATCTGAAGATTTGCTTTGTACCTAAGAAACAAGATTTCACGGCGGTCTCTAAAACAGTATCTAAGAGTCATCTTGAATCAGATTTCTATGTTAATATCCAGTGCTACGATCCACGTGCAAAATACTGAATATATATTCAGTTCCCTGATAGGACTATCAGGGAATTTATATCTATTTGAGTCGTAACTTCTTAACAGTCGTAACTTCTTAACAGTCGTAACCTTAAGATTTTGAAAATGAATCTATCTAAGAAGCACCCTGGGTAAAAGAAAATGCCAAAGCTATACTTCAGACATGGAACTATGAACAGCTCTAAGACCGCGAATCTTCTAATGGTGTCCCACAACTATCGATCACAAGGCAAGAAGGTAATATTAATAAAACCGGTTATTGATACTAGATTTGGGAAGAATACTATCGATTCTCGAGCGGTTCAGGGGGTGCAAGCGGATATGATTATCACGCCACAGACATCTGAGTTCTCCATTCCGGAAGGTACACATTGTGTCCTTGTAGATGAGGCACAGTTCCTATCGGAAAAGAATGTAAAAGGTCTTAGGGAACTAACCCTAAATGTACCAGTGATCTGCTATGGACTAAGAACTGATTATCGTACTCGACTATTTCCCGGTTCAAAGCGTCTACTAGAACTAGCGGATACTATTGAGGAGATAAAGACCGTTTGTGTACAGTGTGATCGCAAAGCTACAATAAACGCCAAGTTTTACCTAGAATTTTACCCAGAACATAGAAAAGTTATTGTGCGCGATGGTTCCGAGGAACCGGATCTAGGAACAGAAGATAAATATCAACCGATGTGTTGGAAATGTTGGAACCAATAGTATGATGTGATTGAGTTACTATTAACGATTCATATTATATGGTATATATCATATACCATATACCATATACCATATACCATATAACTGTATAATCTTATGAAGTCTCACTAATGATTGGACCCTAACGAAGAATCCTGATTGGACCCGAGAGAAAGCATCCTGGTTGGTTTTTTGTGAGTGTAATCCACATGACTATCTCCATTGTAGGTATGCTCAGTACCGTCCATAAGCTCAAATGTCAGAGAATTATGACCGAAAAACTCAGGTGAAATACGAGTATGGTGCCAGTCGTACTGCGGTCCCATATAGGGAAGTACCTGATCAGTCACATCGTTCTGTTTGTCGTTACTGATCTGTAGAACAGGTGCGGGACCTCTTGTAGGTTTCACTATCATATTGTATATCTTTCCATCAATAACATATCTTACCTCATAGGTCTTGCGATCTAACTTACGTACCGTAGTATTCATATACTGTAAAAAGGCTATGTACAGAGTCTGTAAAATCATCTGCATGCTGATACAGAAGATTCTCATCTTACTAGACTCGGTAGTAGACACGAGTTGGTTTAGGTTCTTCCAACGATTGTATCTGCTTGTAACAGACTCTTTCACAATCAAATGGGTTTCCAAGCGATACACGAAACCCGTTAGGAGCAAACCAAAAACTAGTGTGATATAGGTAAACATTTTTATGTTTAGCTTTTAGCTTTTAAGTTTTTAATACTATAGATCACGATGTTAATGGATCTAGAAACATATCCATTAAACGTTTGAAGGAAGTGTTATAACTTCTCTCACATATATCGGTTAAAGATAATATGCAATAAACACTTTGTTCTTCAGATTGGTCCATAGTAACGGAGTCATAAGTCATAATACTACAAATTAGTATTATGAAATTCATTTATCCTTACGCAAAAGGTGTAGGACGCTCTGTGTCACCAATATGTGAGAGTCTAATAGCTTGTGAAGTATCAAACGGTGCTCCTGTTCATTATCCACAAGTTCATCCTGGTCTTCATCCTGGTCTTCATCCTGGTCTTCATCCTGGTCTTCATCCTGGTCTTCATCCTGGTCTTCATCCTGGTCTTCATCCTGGTCTTC